TTTGAAAAAGAAGTCTTAATAGAAAATAGATCTATCGATTTGGTTACTGAGATAGGTGGAAAAAAGACTTTAATAGAAGTTAAAACTAGGGTAACTAGACCCACTCCTGAACAGATGTCTAACTTTAATTTAGATTGTTTGTCAAAAAATGCACTATTATGGGTAATATTAATAGAAAGAAATTATTTAGCTAGACATGGTTTAACAGATTCTCAGATACAAATAATATACTTCGTGTTACAGTTATTTAGAAATAAGTATTATGAGGTACACCAAACAGAAGACTTTGATATAAGAGAAAATCTATTGCCAAGAGCATTATCAGAGCTTATTTGTTATAAAAGTTCAGATAACATGTCTAGCTTTACTCTTGAAAGAGCTATAGCTAATGATAATTTCAAGAAAGAAGGATACTTAAAAGAGTTCTTGTCTAACCTAACTATAGGCTTGAGGTGGATAAATAATACCCTTATTACTCCACTAGCAATGATTAAAAAGTTAGAACAATTATATGATACCAAAACGACAGGAGGATTAGACTTCGAAGAAGAAATTTATATGAGAAAGAACTTAAGAACTCTAAGCTCAAGAACTACCTTGGTAACTCACGTTTTTAACGGAATTAGTAATTTAGAAATGGATGAACTTATTTTTACATTGAAGAGATCTCCTGAATACGAAGGAATTAGAGGAACTTTGATAAGTTTTGTTCTAAAGGTATCAGAATTCTTTTACGTCTATAATGAACAAATAAAGAAACTAGATGAACTAGGCAGAATACTGGAGGTTTTTGACACAGTTACTAAGACAGGAGGAGAAACCACTGGAATGTTAGACAAAATCCAAGAATACCGTGAAATAATAAGCAGTATTCCTTATGAACACAAGTTAACTTTAAGAATAAACTTAAAAGTATTATTGGATGACGACGAGGTAAAAATGTTAGGTATAGGTAATAAAAAAGAAAAATATAATCAAAGAACTTGGGACTTAAGAAAATTAAACTTAGATACTATAAGAAGTTTCATGGACGATGTTATTGCAGTTGATTGTTATGATGATAATTATGATAAAATTAAGAATCCTTATCCTAAAAATTGCCCTAGAATAAATGATTTATTTGATAAGATAAAGGAAGATCATAAAACTCTTGAAGGATTAAAATCAGAGATACTTACTAGAACAGAAGCTGAATTATATGATCTTATAAACCAAAGACATAACGTAAGTGCTAGAGGTGATGAAATATCCTCGATAAGAATGGACTCTCTTGGAGTTAGAACAAAAGATGGAATAATGAAAAAATGGGTTATTACCTCCCCAGCTCCAAACAGTATGACATCTGGAGTAATAATAGAAGTATACAAAAGAAAAGAACCTCCTAAATGGTGGGAACAAAATGCTATTCACATAGGAGAAGATATTTGGATAACAATGCCAAGAAGACAAAACTACGCTCAAGTTTCTGATAGCAAATCTTTACAACTAGGAGCTAAAGCATTAAGAGCTTTTTATGTCTCACAAGACAACTTAATAGCAGCAGATTTATTTCTACCAATATTATTTTGCACTAATTATCAGAGAAGTTTAAGAGCATTTGCTGATTTATCATTTTTCTTGTATAAATGTCACAATGCTACTTTATTAACTTCCAACGAAACTTGCGAAGAAAAGTTTGGTGATATTAACACATGTAAGTTAAAAGCTGCCTTCTTGGTAAAAAGTTTCTGTTCAGGATTTAAAGATTTCTATGCTATACACGATGAAGGTAAGGGTAAATATAGAGAAAGGACTTGGAAAGAGATGATAGACCCTCTTTTAGGTAGAAAATATACATCAATAGATGAGTTTTTGATGATGATTTTCCTAAAATCAACATTTATGCCAACCTCTGATGGATTTGATAGATTATTTTTGTTATCAAAAGCTTGTTTATCAGAAGCAAAATATAATTCTAAATGGAGAAATTCTCCCAATAGATACATGAAACCAAGTGATAATACTAGTGTTAAGGATTTTCTAATTGACTTATTTAGAGATCATGAGTGGCAGTATTATACTGGACACATGGGTAGTATAGATGAAGCTATAAAATATCACTATAATAATAGAAAAGGATCTACTGCTATAGACATAGGGACTACAGTAATGACTGATAAACTAAATCCTACTGCTATGTTAAATATGACACCAGGAAGACAGGATGATAGATTAATAAACTTAAACTCTGAAAAACAATCAGTTAGTATTCCAGTATTAGAAAATGAGGCAAAAAGAATTTTAAAAGATTTAGTTGGAAAGTGGAATATTGATGTAGACAATATATCTTTAACATATCTTGAGACTGCCTGCATACTTGATAAAAAGTATCCCGAAAAGACCGTTATACACATGGATCTTAAAACTAATGAGAAAAATTATGATAAGAGAGATTTTTACATAGTAATGGCAAACAGTCTTATGCTAGCAAGAGAGGTAGAAGCATTTATGCTTAAAGTCTTAAGAGATGATCCATTTGATGTGATTACACTTTCTGGAGAATATAAGGTCTTAAAAATACAAGAAGTCTCAGATATGAACGGAAGGGAAACCATAGTTATGATGGAAGATATGGACAAATTTGGTCAAACTTACTTAATGGTCGCATTGAAAAGATATTTGATAAGCTTATACAAATATAAAATCTTAAGTAAAAGAGCTGCTTGCGTTGGAGTAAACTTAATAGAAAAACTTGAAGGTAGATTCATGATTCTCCCCAAAGAAGTGACAGCAGTATTAAAAAACTTTCGATCAGGCAAAAAGCTTAAAAGTAAGCACATGAATATAATAGCAGGTATTGAGGAAGAAATCCTAGAAACAGATTACAGCTATTTCCAAGAGTTTAAACTTGATGAAAACGAAGGGTACACCATAGAAAGAGGGTTTGTTCTAGGTTTACTAAATTTCCTAGGTTCTATTGGTACACTATTATCTAGGGTTATTTGCAAATATTGGTTTGAATCTATGGGTATATATGATAGTTTTAGAGCTTTAACTCATTCTGATGACATAGCAACATGGATAAAATTATTCAAACCTTTAAGATACAGAAAACCAAGTGAATACCTTATCAAATATATTGAATCTGGAAAGAGATTTAATCTAATGCAGAATAGACTATTCTTTGATGATGGAAAAGAAGTAGACATGAGAGAAATAGTTGTTATAATGTCTTACTTATCTATATTAAGTACTAGAATAGTAAACTTAAGAATGAGTTTAAATAAATTTGCAGTTGGACCAGATGAGATGTTACAGTATTATAACATAAATAATGAAGGTCATCAAGTAGCTCTTTCTAAAATGATAACTTCATCAGTAAAAATATATGGAGATAGTTATAAACAAGATATAACTAAAACGTCTACTGGCTTGTGGTCATCTATAGTTAATGGTTTACCAGGATATTCTTTTGAATTTATCAATCATGTTTCACAATTGGGAATAAGAGAATTATATGGATTTCCCTCCGGAGAAAACTTAGTTAGAATACCAGTTGTAATGGGTGGAATAAACTTCGCTTCTTACGGTAAAGTATTAAAGAATGGTTTTGCAGAATACTATTTTAGAATGTTAGTGTTATCGGAAAGATCTATGAAGATAGATAGATTAATGAGAATAGTGTCTACTGATAGGATAATTTGGAAGCATGGGGGAGATGAACAAACAGAAGAGTCTGAAGGCATAATGGGCTTTTCTAAAGATTGGTTAATAACTAAACATTACAAGAGAGATCTCCCTAAAACAGATGAATATATAAATATTCAACTTAAAAAACTGTTAAACATAATAAAAAACATCCTTTTCAGAACACACCAAATGAAGTATACGGTAGAAAAATTGAGCTCCTCTTTAACTTTAATAGAGAATTATTTAGACTACTACAAAGACTCAGATGAAGAGAAACACAACTTAGAAATATTAGAAAAAGTAATGAAAAAGGTTAATAGAAATATTACTAAACTTTCTAAGTTAGGGATAATAAATAACATAAGATTTTTATCTCAACTAGTAGCTGTTGTTTCTAAAAAAGTTGATAAATCATCTCCTGGTAGAATAATTAGAGTTTGTAAAGGATATAGGAACCGAACAATACTAAATGATCTTGATGATGACTTTAAGTTAAACAATAGTTCTGTACCTGGAATATTCACTAAGCATATGAAGATAAAGGAAATGTTACTTATACTACAAAGGATATGTGAAGCTGAGATAGAATTACCTTCTAGAAATATGGATATGTTAAGAGAAATTTACAAAGTAGAATTATACTTCTCTAGATCTGATTATGAAACTTCACTAAAGCCAGTTAATGTCAAGTACATATGGACATTTGTTAAAGTAAAGGAGATGTATGACAATATGCCAATTGAATTAGTAAGTAGGTTTATGCTGTATAAAGAAGAAGGAACCTTAAATGACGAGAGTTTTATAACTGGAATTGGTCAAAAATACCCTTCATTAGCGAGCTATTCTTCAGATGTTTATCTAGCACTACAAAACTTAGTATCTAT